GTTACTATGGAAATTCCAGCAGTTGTGTTCGCTGAAGTTGCTGTTGTATTTATTGAACCAGCAGTATTTGATGAACCTGAACCATTTGCTTTCCAGTTCCAAGCTACAAATGCTACTGTATTATTATTAACTTTGTCATCATCACCTAAAGCAAAACCATCACTATCAAAAGATGTTAATGTATCGGCATCTGTGGTTTCTGTGGTAGTAGCATCAGAAGATATAACTTCAGTAGCACCTCTCAAAGTATCAAAAAGACAATGTTCATCAGTTTGATCTCTAGCTTTTATCCATACAAAATCAGGTTGCATATTCTCATCGCCATCTAAAGTAATAGATTGTGTACTTCCATTGCCTGTATAAAGTTTAACCTGAAAATATAATTCTGGGTTGTCTATTGTTGTATAAGCCATTATCCATACTCCGCTAAATTTTTAGTACATAATGCGTAAAATCCACTAGGTACTGCATATTCAAAATTGCCATAACCATCTGCATCTGCGTTGCCTGATGAAATTGTAAATGATGGATTGCCAAAGTTCCACTCAACAGAAGTATATCCACCAGTATAAACAGTTCCACCGAAAAAATAAGGATAATCAGTATTTATACTGCTAAATGCTTCATTGCTTCCGCCTGCTGGATCTCCTGAATCAAACCAAGTTCCATTACTTCCAAACCAAACTTTTGCATTATCTATATCTAAAGCAATCATAAAAATATCACCATCAGCAATAACAGAACCATAACTTGAATTTGTTTCATCTGTTCTTTTATCTCCTGATGCCATAGATATTGAAAATCCTTTTGTACTTTTACCAATAACATTGGCATTATCTTGCAAATAATCACATTCAGTTTCAGCAGCTACACCAAAATAATTTGCTGAATTTGCTGTACCATTAACTTTCATTTCTACATACCATTTTCCAGAAGCAGCTCCAATAGTTGAAAAAGCATTTTGATATGTTGTAGTACTTGGAGCTTGTCCTAAATTACCTTCTGAAAGTGTAGGCTGAGAATCGGATGAATAAACTGAATTTAAAGTTGCAAAATTATTAGTAGGCGAGTCACTTGCCTGATCTACTGCGGCTAGATTAGATTCTGTTAAATCTGTTCCACCATTGGCATCGTTTCCTAAATTACTGCTATCTTCAAAATCTAAATAAAAACCATTCGCTCCAAATGATAATCCTGATACATCTTTCGGTTTCCAAATTGTCGGACTATCACTATCAAATTCTCCAAAGGAAGTTGGTGTTAAAGGAGAACCAGCAGCATTTCCATCGACATAGCATACTTCTGCCATGTAACCATCAAAATAACTAGCATCTTGTAAAGCACCAACACCTACTTGATAACCAGATTTTCCTAAAAGAAATTGATCTCCAGTCATATTTGTTGTTGTAGAAAAACTTGTTTCTCTTGTCGTTCCATTAATATAAATTTTTACTCTGTCTGCTTCAGCATCGCTAAGATCACATTCTACGCAAATAAAATACCATGCGCTAGGATCACGAAATAATCTGTTTGTAATTAATTCACAATTTGTAGCATTATCATAGTTTTTAAAACTTAATGCATCGCCACTAGTAAAAGATAAAGAACAATAATAGTTATTATTACTTTTATAATTTCCAGCTAATAAAACTTGTGCTGTTCCTAAAGTTGCTCTTTTTACCCACATTGAAATAGTTGCATCAACAATACCATCTGAAGATGTTGTATCTTTTTGCATTTGTGCACTATCACCATCATTAAACCTACATGAGTTGTCTACTGTATAACCACCTGATAAAGTATTTGATGGAAAAATTAAAGGCATTAAACCCCCAATTCAGGCCACTCGCCTAATGGTCTTTCCATAACAGGATTTTCTTCTGTGCCTGTATTAACATAAGCATAAA